GCGCGAGGTGGACTTCTGGTCGATCGAGACCGCCGGCGAGAGCCCCTCGATGAAGTCGACGTCGGGCTTGTCCATCTGGCCGAGGAACTGCCGGGCGTATGCCGACAGGCTCTCGACGTAGCGCCGCTGCCCCTCCGCGAAGATGGTGTCGAAGGCCAGGCTGGACTTGCCCGAGCCGGACAGCCCGGTGAACACGATCAGCGCATCACGCGGCAGGTCGACGCTGACGTCGCGCAGGTTGTGCTCGCGCGCACCACGCACAACCAGACGGTCTGACACGTCCGTGATGCTACGGACGGGCGCCGACAGAATCGGGCGGCGAACGGGCCCAGGGTAGGTCGGGCTGAAGCGAGGGCAGGATGAGCCGCATGGCAGACACGGGCGGCTACACAGGCACGGTCACGAGCGGCGGACCCCCGGCGATCCGCACCCTGCCGGGCTTGACGATCACCAAGGTCTCGGTCGGGCCGATGGACAACAACTGCTACCTGCTCCGCTGCGGGACGACCGGCGAGCAGCTGCTCATCGACGCCGCCAATGACGCCGACCGGCTGCTCGCGCTCGTCGGCCCGAGTGGCCTGACCACTGTGGTGACGACCCACCAGCACTGGGACCACGTGCAGGCGCTCGAGCCCGTCGCCACCGCCACGGGGGCGCGCACGGTCGCGCATCCCGACGACGCCCCGGCCATCCCGGTGCCCACCGCCGAGCTGGTCCGCCACGGCGACACCGTGCGCGTAGGCAATGTCGCGCTGCGCGTCATCCACCTGGTCGGCCACACGCCCGGGTCGATCGCCCTGCTCTACGAAGCGCCGGCCGGGCCGGGCCACCTGTTCACCGGCGACAGCCTGTTCCCCGGCGGTCCCGGGCGGACAACAGACCCGATCGACTTCACCACGCTGATGAACGACCTCGAGCGCAAGGTGTTCGGCACGCTGGCCGACGACACCTGGGTCTACCCGGGGCACGGCGCCGACACGACGCTGGGCGCCGAGCGCGCGTCCCTGCCGGAGTGGCGCGCGCGAGGCTGGTGACAGGTCCCCCTGAGCGGTGCAGTAGGTGCCTCACCAGCGCCAACGCCCTCAGGTCGACGGAGAGCGACTAGAACGACCCGCCGCACACTCGGGTACCACCCGCATCGCCGTGGGCGGGTACGGTCACGCTCACCTCCGGGTGAGGTACTCGAGCGAGACCGCGTAATCCTCAAACTGCTGCGGCGTCGCATCCACCAACCGGGTCGCCACTTCTGCCACAGTTGGACCCCCCTGTTCCTGCTGCGCTTGCGCGCCGATGTGGTTGAGCACGGTGCGGACGCCGATCAGCAGCAGGTTCGTGACGGCCTCTGCGCCATCCTCGCCGTCAAGGATCTGGGTCAGGACGCGTGCGCGCCGGCCAGCCGCCTCTGTGCCCTCTCCCGTAAGTGCGCGGACAAAGTCGTAGCCGAACCGACCGGCCCGCAGCTCGGCGAGAACGTCGGGGATCGGATCAGGGGCGGTCGCCATGCCCCGGAGTATGGCCCTGCCCGTAGGGGCCGGTCTGGCGGCGCAGGGGCACGTCCAGCTAGCGCGGGTGAAAGAGTCCCGCGCATCGTGCTGCCCTTGGCTGCCCACACTGCCCGATCCGTCGGACGGCGTGGGCTGGCGTTGACGCCGCCAGACCGCGTCTACTAGTACGCCGGGGTGACCGTGCCGGTGCCGTTGACGACTGCGACCGACGCCGGGTAGCGCCCGCCCTGGAAGCTGCTGTAGCCGTGGACCCGCAGCAGCACGCCCATGCTGTCCGAGTAGGGAGCATCGAAGCTGGCGAACGTCAGCGGGCTCTCCCACAGGTACAGGTCGGCGGCGCGCATCACCAGCGTCGGGTCCTGGTTCGTCCCGGTGCCAAGAGTGACAGGCAGGTTCGGGTCGGTGATGACCGCCAGCCCCGCGATCTCGCCCACGACGCCGCTGGCGGCCACGTCGGCGGCGGTGCCGACACTGTTGACGCCTCCACCTGCCGGGACGACCAGCGGCCGGTTCTGACCGTCGAACGACGCTGCGATCCACGACCAGCGCCTCGGGTGCATCGCGATAGTGTCGGGCGGCAGGAACCGCAGCGTCGACACGGCCGAGACTGCCTTCTGCAGCGTCGCGTAGTACCCGCCGGCACCTGCGACCGCGGGCGTTGTCGACGTGTAAGGCACCTGCTGGACACCGCCGACGTTGAGGATGCCGGTGAAGCCCGCCAGGGTGGAGTTGATGACGAGCGTGTCGAGCTGCACGGCGTAGGCGCCGGCAAGGTCGCCGAGGATGATCTGGTCGAACGCGACGCCGGACTGGTCGAGCAACTGCTGGGACACGACCTGCTTTCCGGCGACGGCAACGATGCTGGACGTCAGGCTGCCCGTGGTCATGTCGACCTGCGCGACGGCGGTGTTCTGTGTCGACTGCGGTGTGACCGCGGTACCGGTCAGCACCTTCGGCACGTTGATGCTGGACACGCCGGAGGGCAGCTCCTGCCTGGTCACCCGGTTGGCGATGACCCGGCCGCCGCGGGCGAGGGCGACGAACTGCTCGAGCAACCAGGCAGGAGCCGCGAACTCGCCACCACTGCCTCCCGTGGCGGAGGTGTTGCCGAGTGCTCGCTGCTCGGTCTGGTGGGCGCCCAGCCGGCGGGCGGCGTCCTGGTCACCGCGGCGGACCGACGCAAGATCCTTGAAGAACGAGACGTCTCGGCTGTCCTGGCGGTAGGTGCCGGGCTCGTAGCCGATCGTGGCGGGGCTGCGCGGGCCACGCTGCTCGAGCGGATCGCCGACGGAACGGGTCGTCTGCGCCTCGACGGCCTCACGGCGCTCGCGGACCTCGACCTCGCTGATGCGGGCGCCGTACTGCTCGAGGTCGCTGAGCATCGCGTCGTGCTCGGACGACTCGGCCGGGGTCAGGGACCGGTTCTGCGTGGTCGCGGTGTCGAGCATCCGCCGGGCGCTGGCGGCGAGGTCGGCGCGGTTGCGGTGAAGGGCGTTGAGGGTGTCAGACATTGTGGGCTCCGGAGAGGATGGCGGCCAGCGCCAGGCGGCGTCGGGCCAGGTCGAGGGACGCGGACGGGGACAGCGACGAACGGACCTGCGAGACACGGGCCGTGTCGTAGGCGGGCCAGGTCACACATGAGATTTCCTGCAGTCGGACCTCGGTGCGGGTGACGAGGTTGCGGCCAGCGTCGTAGTCGTCGGTGACAGGCACGAAGCCGATGCTCAGACCGTCGAGGCTGCCGTCGCGGATCAGCTCGAGCGTTTCGTCGCCGGCCTGGGTCGCGCTGATTCGCAGCTCGGCGTAGAGACCGGACGGGTCCTCCCGCAGCAGGTGCGCCCGGCCGATCGGGTTGGACGTGCTGGCATGCTGCGCCAGCACCTTGACCCGGCCAGGACCGCGCTCGGCGATGGTGCGGGCGAACGCGCCACGGCGAATCGACTCGGTGTAGCCGCCGACGTCGATGGGCGTGTCGAACGGTGCTGCGATGCCGACCAGGGTGCGGCCACCGTCTCCGGTGGTGCGGACCTCGCAGTCTGCGAAGGCGCGGGTAATCAGGGTGCTGCTCATGGGATGGCCTGCTCGCGTCGAATGACGAGGCGGCGACCGGCGGTGACCCCCACTATCGGGCTCCGACCAGCTCCGGCGTTCCCGGCCCTCGCGATTCCCGCTCGACCTACGCCGGGGTGCGGCTGCGACACGGGCGACACTCGGACTGCTGACGCCAACGTCATCGTCTCACGCCTTGGGATCATCTGTCCACTCCGGCGGGACCGTGTCGCAGTCCCGCATGGTCAGGCTCGCCCGGATCAGCGCCGAGGTGACCTCAGCCATCGCCAGTCCCAGCTCCTGCACCAGCGCCCCGGCCAGCGGTGCGACGTCCGACGCCAGGCTGAGATCGTCGACGACCTCCCCAACGCAGCCGGGCCGGTGGTCGTTCGCTTTCACGACCGCGGCCTTGAGCATGGGGTACACGTCCTCGTCGTCGACCGAGATGGCCGAGGCCAGCGCGGCGTAGACCAGGCACTTGACGTCGCCGACCCTCACCGCAGCTTCAGAGGCCGCGATGAGCACGAGCCGGTGACCCTGCACCTCCTGAGGGCCGGCCTCGAGCAAAGCGGTGCGGAGATGGGTTGATGGCATGTCTAGGACTCCTTCGGGGAGGTCGGGAACAGGTGGGACATACGGGCGGCGCGTTCCTGCCGCAGAAAGTCGATGCCGTCGGACGGCCAGCCGTGCGCGTCCCGCCAACGGGCGCGGGCGTCCTTCCACACGTAGAGCGTTCGCATGAAGTGCCGCTGCTCGTCGTTCTGATGCGGGTTTCGCCGCCACCCCTCGTCGACCCGCGGGTCCCACGCCGGGGCCAGGTCCGACCAGTAGCCAGGGTCGAAGCGAAACAGCTCGGCAGGTGGCTGCTCGACCCGCGGTGCGCGGCGCCTCACGCTGCACCGACCCGGGTCAGGACTGCGGCGACTTCCTCCTGGGCGAACGCCACACTGTCCCCGCTCCACCCATGCGTGGCACGCCAGCGGTCCCGTGCCTGCCTCCACGCCGCGAACGCCAGGTCAGCAGGCGCAGAGCCGTCACCGTCCGGGGCGGCACCCGCCCACAACTCGGGGTCGAACTCGCGCAACTCGACAGGCGGACCACCTGCAGCGACCGGCCGGCGGCGCCTCACGCCGCACCACCCTTGATCGAATACACGCCCCTCGTGCCGCGAAACTGCGTCCGCTCCGGAGCGTCGTCCTGTTCGCCCATCGGGACCCTCAGCGCCACAATCAGCCGGGCCAGCAGGATGCGCTGCTGGCGAAGCTCGACGAGGCCGGGGTGCGCCCGGCCCGCCGCCAGCGGCCCCTCGGCCGCCACGATCCCGGCGAGCTGCTCGCAGAGGTCGGCGACGCCAGCGGCCTGCCGTAACAAGGCCAGTTCGTGCTCGGCCAACTCGAACTGATCCGTGACGGACCGCCAGAGACGACGTCCAGCCGGTCCCGACCCCTTAGGGGCACTTTCGGCCACTTCGGGCCACCTTTCGTCGATCGTTTCAGGTCCCGGAGAGATAAATGCGGACTGGCGAGGGTCAATTCAGCGCCGCCCTTAGAAATGGGTATTCCTTTGGCGACCATCCACAGCTGCTACGTGCCGTCCGGCTTGCCGTCTGCCGGCCTACCGGTGGCCGGGTGGGGTGGTGGGTGCCGGGGGTGGTGGCACGGATGGTGGAGGGCATCTGAGCGGCTCGCCTGCCGGGGTGGTGGTAGGTGGGTGCGCCGGATGGTGCCCTTGCCGTGGGTGGCACTGCGCCCGGTGGGTGGCACTTGCCGAGTGGGCAGACCCGGGGATGGCACGTCCAGGGCGCTACCGCTAGTGCCTGCGCCTGCCGTGGTGAGCACGACCGTGGTGGTGGGCGTGGTCATGGCTGCCGTGAGGCGCGGCGGGTAGCGCCTCGCTGTCGGCGTTGCGTGCGTGCGTCAGCAACGCGCACACGGTCAGCGTCGCGGCAACCCGGGCAGCAGAAGCCGGGCCAGCGCAGGTTGGTGGCCTCGATCCACCCGTCGCACGACAGGCACGACACGGTGGTCACGACGCGCCCCGGTCCGTGGTGTGGGTCGGGTCAGTCGGTGTGTGCCTGCCGGGCGCGGCACGGACCAGTAACGCCAGCAGGCGCAGCGGGACGGGCATCAACAGGCACGCCGCGGTGGTGGTGTTCACGCCGCACGCCGGTACTGGCACCGGGCGCAGGTGTCCCGGCCGGGCTCGACGATGACGAGCTGCTGGCCGCATTGGACGCAGGTCGTCGGCGGGTCGGCGCTGGCGGTGTCGTGCTCGCGGACAGGCGTCGTCGTTTCGATGGCGTGTCTCCCTTGGTGAGTTGCGCTGGGTCGGGCGGAGGTCGCGGTGTCAGCCGGTGTCGCTGGCCGCTGCCGGTCTGCGTGGTGGTCGCGTTCTACTGCGGCTGTGAAGCGGAGGTCGGTGGTCGGCGTCTCGGCTGCCGTCGCTCGCTGCCCGTCGTTGTCAGGGCCGGGCTGCGGGCCATCACCAGAAATGTCAGTAGCTACTTCGACCTGAAGAAGGTCGTTGGCTGGTGATCGAGCCTGATTGCGCCCGAGACCG